CGGTGGAACCCGAACACCAAGACGTGGACGGTGAAGCGGAGCAACCGCAACAAGTTCACGTTACAGTTCCTGATGGGAAAGCCCGTTTTCGAGCCGTACGAGCGGGTTCTACCCGAGATCAAGCCACGTCGACCGATGCCGTGTGGTCATGGGATGCACCCGAAGAAGCCGTGCCCCACTTGTGGGTGCGCGTTTTGTCTCGGTGAGCACCAGGTGGTGATGCTCGCTCACGCCCTCACCCGACGCCGGTCCATCATTGCCGGCAAGCCGGGGACCGGCAAGACGCTCGTCTACCTAGAGGCGCTAGAAGCGACCGAGGGTGAGTTCGGTGAGAACGATCTCCCCTACTACGTCTCCACTGAGGCGGGACTCCTGACGCTGCGGACCGAGATCGTGGACCACAGATCCACCGTCCGTCCCCGTGCCCTCACCTTCGACGGTGTCAAGAGGCTCCTCTCCATCTGGCATCCGGGTGATCCGCCTCCACGGCGTCTGATCATCGATGAGAGTCAGAAGTGTAAGGGACACAAGACGCAACGAAGTGAGGCCGTCCTCTACCTTGCCACTGAGATGGAGAACTACTGGAAGGGTAAGGAGATGATCATCGAGGGTACCGGTACGCCGGACCCCAACGAGCCAATGGACTGGTGGATGCAGGCGGAGATCGCGAGACCCGGCTACCTTCGCGAAAGCAGCTGGTATGCTGAGCGGAAGCGCCTCGCCTGTATTGAGGAGCGCCAGGGACTCTCCGGCAACTACCCACACCACATCCAATGGAAGGATGGCAGCGAGTGTGAGAAGTGCAAGGAGCGAACCCTCCTCCGTGAGGCGCAGCTGAAGGAGATGCGCGCCGACGGGACCCAGATGCCCAACCAGCTCGAAGAGATCATGATGGAACATCATGACAACGAGCAGTGTGAGCAGTGCGGCGGGACTGGTAAGGTCCCTGACGAGGTCTCACTCCTGTCCCGGCGTCTCGATGGCCTGGTACTCTCGGTCTCCAAACCGAAGGACCTGCCAGAGAAGAACTACCGGGTCATCGAGGTAGAGCCAGCGCCAGACATGCTTCGCGCGGCTGAGATCGTGGCGATGACCTCCACGAACGCACTCGATGCCCTCAACCGATTGCGCCAGCTGAGTGATGGGTTCCTGTACGACGAGAACCACCAGCCGAAGTATGCCGGCTCCGCGAAGGAGACCATCGTCCGGCAGCTGCTGGAGGAGTACGAGGACCAACGACGCTTGATCATCTACGCCGCCTACACCGCCTCCATCAATCGCCTGAAGGCGGTGTGCGAGGAAGAAGGTTGGCTGGTGTGGAAGTACGACGGCAAGTCGATGGAGGCGTGGGACAACAAGACCCTGGACGAAGCATACCGCGCATTCCAGAACCCGAAGAAACACCCGGAGAAGATCGCATACGTGGCCCATCCTCAGAAGGGTGGTGTGTCCCTCACGCTGACCGCTGCGGTAGCCGCGGTGTTCTTCTCCAATGACTTCGTGGGTGAGAGTCGTGAGCAGTCTGAGGACCGCATCCACCGCATCGGGATGGACGTCAACAAGGGAGCCACGATCATCGACCTGATTCACCTGGGCACCGATCGTCTCGTGCTTGACACCTTGATGAACAAGCGCGAGATGTCGAAGCTCACCATCGCCCACGTGCGTGATGCCCTCCGTAAGTGAAGGAGCTGATGGCTCCATCTCCATCTCGGTGAACTGCCCAATGGGCTGTGGGCACCGTGTGGTGGTGCACTGGAAGCCACCAATCCCGCCGAAGACCGGGTCATTCGGCAAGGTGAGCGCTGATGGGAAGGTTGTGGAGATCGGTAAGGGTACGTTGTACTTCCCAGCACCGATGACGAAGCTGAACAAGGAAGTGTTCAAACAGTTGAAGCTGCACTACAAGGAGCACCACAAATGAGCTTTGTGGGGCGATGGATCAAGTGTAGGCATTGCCGCCAGAAGCTTTGGCAGGCAATACCACGCATGATCCTATGCTTCCCATGTAGCTTCTGGTGGCGGGTAGATAAGAAGGGACCCGGTGATTGCTGGTTGTGGCGAGGATCTAAGACCGCTAGCAATGACTATGGTGGTGTGCAGCAGGACTACAAGTGTCGACGAACTCACATCGTGGCTTGGGAGCTGACGTTCGGCCCGGTACCAGCAGGAGTTCTGGTTCTCCACAAGTGCAACATCAAACTGTGCTGCAATCCAGGTCACCTGAAGCTTGGTGATCACCTGGATAACGTAGAGGACATGAGAGAAGCTGGAACACTCGTAGTGTTTGGGAGGCCACAGTGATAACGTTTTTACCCTCCAAGATCTTCACCGTCAGCGCGAAGGCGCTGGACGACAAGCGACTCGTGTCCCAGGTGGGAGAGGCGCGGATCATCCTCGACGCCATCCTACGTGGTGAGCAAGTCGGTCAACCGGCCTTCGACATGTGGCGGCGTCACCCGGGACACCTCGCCATCTACGGCAAGATCATGTGTGACGAGCACCACATCCGCTTCAGTGCTCCCCGGTCCGAGCAGCGGTTCTTCGGGCCGAATATCCCACAGTGGTTCTGGAACCTGCCGTCCATCGAGGGCACCGCTCCCCACCCGTGGGATATCAGCCTCGACCCGCCGTGGCTCGGCGACCGCCGCCTCCATCTCAGCCACATCCGCGCGTTGTTCGAGAAGGCGCCCGATGTCTACGCCAAGTGGCGGCCAGTGCGGGAGATCCCACCGGTCTACTGCTGTGTCGGTTGCAACTACTGGTGGCCGACCCACGCGGGTCTCGCATGATGATCCGCGTCAAGATTTGGGTCGACGGCCAGATCAAGAAGGTCTTCACGACCGACATCGGTGAGGACGAGCACGTCGGACTCCAAAACATGCTGATGATCCCCGTCTGCGGTCGTGAGATCGCAGACGCACGAGGTTCATGGACCAGGGACGTTCGGTGGGAAATCGAGGTGATCCAATGAGTGGGTACATCGATGTTGAGGGCATGCGATCCGCTGCCAGCAACATGTGCTCCGCCGCGAGCGACATGAAGAACGCTGCGTCGTGGTTCCACGACTACGTTCAGCAGATGAAGTCGGCGATGCAGGATCATCAGATCGCGATGTCGCAAATCACGGACCGCGAGGTCCAATTGCTCGCTGCTCGGACCGAGCTGGAGCAGATGATTGCCCACGACGCTGGAATGCCAGATCAGGCTGGCCGCTACGCGGAGTCCGCGTACGATGACCTCCGGAAGAGGATCGCAGCACTATGACCGACGAACACATCCTCAAGATCTGCGCCAAGTACGCAGAGCAGCTCCGCGACATGGGATGCCCGCCGATGCGGGAGGTGGTGAACTTCCACGGCGTGGACCGCGACGCCTTCAAGATCTTCTCGCTCCGCCACTGCGCCTACATGGTCCAGCGCATCGTCGAGCAGGTAGAGGCCGGGCAGTACGACAAGGCGAACCGGTGGCTCGGGTTCGTGCAGGGTGTCTTCTACGCAGTCGGCTACGCGGGTGTGGATGACATGAAGGACATGAACCGCGATGAGGACAACCCACTCCTCGCCAAGTTCAAGGGTTGGACGCCCGAGCAGATCACCAAGTTCATCGACGACGTGCTGGCCTCATGAGAAGAAGCGGCCGGACGACCCGGATGATGGAGCAGGCGGAGAAGGAAGCGAAGGCTGGCAAAGCGGTCTATGTGATCTTCGCGAACGCAGCACTAGCGGCGATGTACAAAACGCCGGAGCGCGAGGCGTTGGGCATCAAGTTCGAGACTCCATCCTCACTGCCCAACTTCAACTGGCGACGGTGGACCAATCCCGGCGCCAACGAGAACTGCGTGTTCCTCGCCGATCACTTCACAATCGAGAACCATTGGTGCACCGTTTTGGAGATGGCGCATCGTTGGGACTCGACCACCACGTTCGCGGAAGGCGACTTCGTCCGGAAGGAAGGCGGAGACTTTAGCTTCGAAGGACACGTGGTCTCAGTGGTCCGAAAGAAGCGGAGCGGTGAGATCCGCTACGTGGTGGAGGATGACCGCGGTCTCCTATTCATCTTCCGTGGTGAGCAGCTCACATACGCTGGCCGCGGTAACGTGCGAGCAAGTGAGGCATGACCTTCACCGAGCACCTGGGGATGGAGTGCTTCAAACTCTGCGGCACGTGGCGGCAGGTACCCGGCTACGTGTTCCGTGTCCTCGTCATGGTGCACTTCCCGGTCAAGCAGGTGTTCCAACAGAAGCCGTTCAAGGAGATCAGCTGGGAATGTCGGTGCGGGGCTAAGTCATGATCTTCCTCGACTCTGAGACCGCAGGGTTCGTCGGTCCCGCTGTCATCTGGCAGTGGGCCGTCGACGACGGTCCGGTGGCGGTGCACCACGTCTGGCGCCGACCGGTCCGCGAGACCCTGGAGCTCATTGAGCGGTTCGCGGGAGCGAAGATCTGCGGCTTCAACCTGCCGTTCGACTGGTACATGGCGAACAAAGACTACAACGTCCTCCGCCTGTTTGAGGACTGCAGCTCCCTACCGACGATCAATGAGTGGAAGGCGAAGGAGCTACGTGGATCGAGGGAGGCGCTCTGTGTCAAACCGCAGGCTGCTCTTGATCTGTACCTCTACGCCTTGCGAGGCCCGCTGCAGGTGCTCCTTGATCGAGATGACATCCGGATCAAGCGCGTACCCAGGGTCCTGGCCGAGCTGCTTTGTCGGGAGCTGGCCGACCGGGTACAGCTCGACCAGATCTTCTTCAAGTATGGCGAGTCTTGGTTTGTGGACGACGAAGACGACGCCGATTACCCGGACATCATCCTGAAGTTTGGTGCCACCGCCGCCCTCAAGCCGATCGTGAAGTACGTCCTGAAGCTCGACGTCGTGGACTTCCCGGTCCCACCCGAACTGATGACCAAGGATGACAAGAAGGGGAAGGCGAGTACCACCTGGTTCCCATGGCACGTCCGACGTGACTGGTTGGAGAAGCTGCCGGGTCTCATCGAGTTCTGGTGGAAGTACGGTGGCCAGTACGCGGAAGAAGACATCCGCCACCTGCAGCGGCTCCACAATCATTGGGGCAAACCGGAGGCCGGAGATGACGACTCAACTCTCGCCTGCTCTGTGGCTGCAGCTCGCTGGCGCGGGTTCGCCCTCAACCGGGACGCAGCTAAGCCTCTCTGGCAATCCCAAGTTGAGCTCGCTCGATCCGCTCCTCGATCCCCGAACGCTGTGCGAGCGGGGTTGCTGCCTCTACTGTCAGACGTTGAAGCACTTGCTGTGCAGAACACAAAGGCCGACACCCTCGAGGCAATCGTCCACTGGAACAATGACGGAACGCGAAGTGGCATCAATGAGGACGGTACTCCAATCGTCGGCACTCATCCAGCTGCGCAATTCGCTAACCGAGTCTCTGTTGCCCGGACTGCCCAGAAGCGAGCTGACCTCGCCGGTAAGCTATGGCGAGTTGGTTCGTTTCATCCAGACTTCAAGGTCCTTGGGGCGAAGTCCGCTCGAATGTCTGGCGCTGGTGGCCTCAATGCACAGGGCATTGATAACTGGGCACCCATGCGATCCTTGTTTCTACTCGCGTTCCCCGGTGAGTGTCTTTCAGGAGGAGACTTCATCTCCTTCGAGCCGTTCATCGGCGACGCGGTCTACAACGACCCGAACCTCCGACGAGATCTCAGAAGCGGCAAGAAGATCCACGGACTCTTCGGCGAGATGGCCTACGAGATGGACTACTCGATCGTCGTCGCGAACAAAGCGGCGGGCTCGATCTACGACCGCGCGAAGAAAGGGTACCTCGCGTTCTCCTACGGGGCGCAAGCGTTCAAGCTGAGCAAGGTGCTCGACATGGAGGAAAAGAAGGTCCAAGCCTTCTTCATGAAGCTCGGTCAGCGTTACCCGGAGATGCTGAAGTATCGTGAACGCCGTGCGATGGAGTTCTGCTCCATGCGACAACCCAGAGGGATCGGTACGCGGGTCGTGTGGGTGGATCCCCGGGACTACGTTGAGTCACTCCTCGGTGACCGCCGGTACTTCACCTTGGAGAACAAGATCTGCAAGGCGCTGTTCGATCTAGCGCAGGACATGCCTGAGGCCTTCCACGCGCTCGGTCGCTTCCAGGTGAAGCGCCGTGACCGTACGCAGACCGCGACCGGTGCGACCCAGTCCGCGCTCTACGCCGCTGCCTTCGGGATCCAGGGTTCCAACATGCGAGCGGCCCTGAACCACGAGATCCAGTCCACCGGCGCCCGCATCACGAAGGCCACTCAGCGCCGGGTTGAGGATCTCCAACCCTGTGGGATCCATCCGTTCCGCGTCCGCCACATGCAGTCTCACGACGAGATCCAGGTCGTACACGACAACATCGCTGATGAAGTCAAGGGTGCGGTCGATGGTGCCATCGAGTTCTACAAACCCAAGATCCCGCTTCTCGCCATCGACTGGCGGATGAAGCTCAACGACTGGAGCGAGATGAAATGAGACCCTTTATCCTTTGTTTGCTCCTGGTGGCTTGTTGTCCACAGCCATCGAAATACGCGGTGGTCCGCGCGTACAAGAAGGGTTCAACCACAACATCCGCCTCGGACTTCTGGACGATGGTCGACAAGATAGAGACCGCGGAAGATGGCTCACATACCCTGTACCTGCGTAACGGCAGGGTAGTTGAAATCCCAAATGAGTTCGTGCTTGTAAAGGAGCAGAGATGAACCTTTCAGTGGGACTCCCGATCGAGGTCACCGTTGCCGAGGACATGTCCAAGGCGACGTTCTCAACGGAGACATGGTTGGGCATCACCGCCTCCACGTTCAAGGCGAGAGACTCGGACAACAGACCGGTGGTTCACACCGGCACGTGCATCATGTTCAAGAACGGCCACAAGGTGACCGTCACCGAGAAGTACGACGACCTCCGCGACAAGTGGATGGTCGCGTGGGGCGCGGGATCATGAGGTTCCCACTCCGCTGGCTGCACAATCTCCTCAACCTGGTGGGCTGCGAACTCTCGATCGACATCACCGAGACCCACCCACCTCTCCCACCCCGTGGGACGCTGTCATACCCAGAACCCAAGATCCAGATCTACCTGGTCGTCCGGAGGAAGAATGCGCCAGTACGCGGTGTTGCTGCAGAAGAAGTCATTGGACGGATCGACGGCAGTGAGGTGGGTGATGGCGGGAGTGAAGCCGTTCAACGGCGAGGTGACGGTGAGTCAGGATCTCCGCCCGTCGAAGATCACCCAGATCCCCAGTGAGAACGGTGGACCGCGGGCATTCGTCGCGACTTGCCTCGTGGTCTGGGAGGCCATCACCTGGGACGAGGTCTCTCGCCAGGCCGTGGAGCTTTGGGCCAACGGCGCCTTCATGGTGAGTGGTGAGGAATGAAGGTCTACTCTGTCCGCCTGATCCACCCACACGCGGAGAACTTCCCGCGTTCCTCCTACTACGCCACCAAGGAAGAACTGTCGAAGAACCACTCCGAGCGCCCGTGGATCCAGATCGCAATCAACGAGTGGCTCATCGTCACGCCGTTCTCTGAGCGCGGTCCGTCACTGATCTACCTGATACAAGAGATTGAGGTGTGGGGATGAAGACCTTCGCCCCGATGTTGGCGCAACCGTTGGACTACAAGCGGCACGTTCGCCCGGTACCCAGTGGTTACCTGCCTGATCCACTGGATGGGCAGCCGACGTTTGAGGAACCGCAGTGGCAGTGGGATGCCGAGGTCAAGCTCGACGGTGTCCGCGTCATCCTCTACCTGGAGAAGAACTGCCGGCACACCCGCGCACTCACCAGGATCAAGGGTAAGCACACCGGTCAGTACGCGGATAAGGCGACACACCTCGCGTGGGTGAGGAGCGATGACCTGGTGGAGGATACCACGATCATCGATGGCGAGGTCACGTGGGGCGCGAACAGTCGCGAAACCATGTCGATCCTCGGGTGCCACACCGCTGAGTCCCTCCGCCGTCAGGTCGACAGAGGACCGTTGAAGTTCACCGCCTTCGACCTCATCATGGCGGGTGGGAAGGACGTGCGCTTCAAGACCTATGAGCAGCGTCGCGCGATCCTGCAGCTGGTGATGTTCGGTTTCATGGAGGACTACAAGGACGAGGTCGACATCGTCTACCCTGGTCCCGCGCGTCAACTGTGGGCGCAAGGGTGGGCCAAGGAAGGCATCATGCTGAAGGCACCGATGCACCAGTACCAGGATGGCATCCGATCCCCAGACTGGATGAAGGCGAAGCGCTTCCGCAAGTTCATCGCTGTTGTGACGGGGTTCCAGTGGGGCAAGAAGGGGAAGACCGGACAGATGGAGGGACTCATGGGTTCCCTCTCTGTCTCCATGTTGAACAAGGATGGGATCCTCATCCACGTGGGCGACGTGGGCACGGGCTTCGCGATGGTTGAGCGGAGTCCTGGTGCCTGGCCGATGAAGACCGTGGTCGAGGTGGAGAGCAGCGACGTAACCGAAGACAACATCCTCTGGCACCCGAGGTTCGTGGCCCGTCGGCCAGACCTACGTGTGGAAGATGCGATGCTCACACAGTTGGAGGTCTGACGTGGCAAAGAAGAAGCCTGACCTCGCGGAGCTTGAAGTCACGCTCCGCGATGCCTTCCAGAAATACCGTCGTCGGTTGGACATGCTGACGAAGGTCAAGGGATTGAACATGTCCACGGAAGAGCTGACCCAGTTCATCGACGCCATGCACAATGACGACGAGGACATGGCAAAGCGCATCATGAAGATCGCGAGCGTGCGCAATGGCTAGCACTGAGGTCCTGAGACAAGACGCCAAGTTGAAGTACCGCTTCTTCGACCTCCCGGAGCCGATCCGGACAGGTCACTACGCGGAGTTCAACCGCTTGTGCGACGAGCACCGCTGGCACGAGGCCGAGATGATGGTGGAGAAGTTGGAGAAGCAGGCCAAATGAAGTCCATCACCCTCACGATGCCGTGCGGCCTGGGCGACTGCCACTGGGTCCTGCAACGAATGCGGGCCTTCCGGCAGTGGCTTGAGCAGCAACACGGCGAGGTCCATCTGGTTGCCCACATCGCCCATGACGAGCACCACAAGAGCACCGAGTTCGTGGAACTCACCGACTTCTTCGATGCAACCGTGGAGGACGCCGATGGGATGCGTGGTGTTCGGGATCACCTGAACCCTAAGTTCGCCACGATTACCGGTAGCATCGGCAAGGACTCCAAGTCCGGTGGCGCCCACCTGGACTACGCGTTCCAGGCGAACGGCCACCTGGAGCGAGGCCTCCGCATCGAGACGTGGCTCCCGGAGCTGGGTTCGCTGGACTACACCTATCCGATCCACATCCCACCTGGGACGCTGGCGATGGGTGGGTTCTCCGAGGAACCGCGGATCCTGCTGTATCCCTCCGGCACCGGCCCGAACAACTACTTCAAGAGCTACTGGACCCGCGACCAGTGGCAGGCGATCGTCAACCTGTTGAACTTCCACGGCCTACGTCCGACGTTCGTGGGCGCGAACACCAGGGACGACACGGGTTACTGGAACAGCCTCAAGCTGACCGGTGACTTCGAGGACCTGATCGGCAAGACCAACCTCCACCAGTACCTCGCCCTAATCCTCAACTGCCGGGTGTGGATGGGGTTGAACTCCGGTGGTGGGATCATCTCCGGGTCACAGGGTCGTCACACCATCATGCTCTGGTCCGACGCCGAGTATGGTGGTCGTCTTCACCCGAACATGGCCACGTCCTGGCTCCCGTTGAACCAGGACTGGTATCGCTCGTTCTCCTACGGCAAGAAGGGCATGGAACAAGAAGCCGCAGATCGGCTTGTGGAGGTGCTGCGATGAGGAAGCGGACGTTGGAGTTTTACACGACCAACGGCAAGTGGAACTGGCGCTACATTGGCCTCAACGGTGAGGTGATGGGCGGCCACAACCAGGGCTACAACCGTCTCTCCGACTGCAAGAAGTCGGCGAACATCGTGACCGGTGATCAGGTCAAGCGTGGACTCGTCCACGTGGTCGTGAGCCAGTGAAGAAGTCCAAGTTCCTGGAGCGGTTGATGGGGTGCCAGCCGGTCCTGAACCGCGCCGGCGTCTCGAACTTCACCGACCGCTACGCGGAGCTGGAGAAGGCGAGTGGCGTCGACTTGTCCAAAGCCACCAAGTGGCTGAAGGCGATCGAGCGGGCGTGCGCCGAGGAGGCGGACGTCTACAAGGACATGTCGCCTACGGCGTGGAAGAACCTGGCGTTCATGCACCCGGGTTCCGCCGACCTGAAGCGTCTCCGCGGTCTGCGGACGGCGGTCAAGAAGATCTGGAAGTCGTAGCCTCCGGTGGCACCGTGTGCTTGGCGAGTCGCTGCTGACCCTCCAAGTTATCGGCACTCCCAGCCCGGTGCCACCACACCAGACGTAGCTTGCGCACGTAAGCGACGGCATCCAGGTGCTGGTTGATGACCGAGTAGTTCCCGTCCCCGTTCCGCTTGGTCAAGCCGAGCGACGGCGCGTAGTCGTCCCGCCCGTTGTCGTACCCGTCGAACCCCACCATGACGACGGTACGGATGCCCCAGAACGCCATCATCTCCAAGGCCACCGGCGCGGTCTCGTGACCCGGCGTCGCGTGCTTTCCCCACTCGTAGATGGCCTTCCGCTCGAACGGCTGCTCAATGTGGTTCGGCTGGAGGCACGCGATCACGTCTGGCAGCCGTCCCTGCGTGAGCGCCCGCAACGGTGTCTCGTCGAGCGCGAAGAGGTACTTGCAGGGGAAGCGCAGCGCGGCCTCGTTGATCCCTACGGGGATCACGTGCCAGCGCGCCTTCTTGTACTCCGTGATGAAGCGGTCAAGGCTGGGACCCTTGCCGAGCAACAGACCCACCATGCCTTCGTGAACGCCACGGAGCTGATCCATTTGGAGGACCAGCTGGTGTCCCTTTGGGATCTCACGCCAACGAAGCTCGTTCGGGCGGGTGCGGATCATCGAGCGATCGAGGAACGCCTCGATGGCGGGGTTGGGTTTCGTCAGCCAGATGGAACCATCGGGATCCCGTCGGAGGCCCTCACAGTTCTTGCAACCTGGGATCTGGATGGTCATGACATCGCGTCCTTCCATTTCTGTACGAGATCGGCATACGTCTCGTAGGTCTCGTATTCATGGTCATGTGTCTTCAGGTGAAACCAACCGAAGCCCTTCGGTCCAGACCACACATGACTGATGTCTCTGACATCGATGCTCATCGTCCCGTGGGCCACGCAGTTCACTTCTATGATGTACTTATCGTCGCCCGCCATGGGTCACCTCATAGGTCAGGTGGAGGATCAGGTGGGACGTAGCCTCCCTGTCCCGTATTCGGACATCCACCCGCAGCGATGACGCTCGGAGCGTTGGCCCACCCGTTGAAGCAGAGGAATGACGGGCTGGAACCGCGGTACTGGAGGAGATCCGTGGTGACGCCCGCGGTGAATGCAGGCCAGTCTCGTCCCGCGGTTAGCCTGGTAGCGGTGCCGTCATTTGGATGACCGTATCCGACCTCTACCTGGAACTTGATGGGGAACCAGAGGTCCACAGGTGCGCCAGGAGGTCCACCCATGAAGTAGTACAGCTGGCTACCACCAGGGAACTCGTTGATCATGTTCCCGAACTCGTTACTGAACCCCAGCGCCCAACCACCACTCACGGCATTGAAGCCCGTCCCACCTTGACCGATTGAGGAGATCACACCGGATGGAGTACGAGAGGGAGGAGAGGTCCCGTAGTATGCCAGGAAGTACCCGCCACGCCAGAGACCCCGGACTCGCCAGGCGCGGTAAGGGAGACCGTTCGCGATCTGTGCGTTGTTGAAGTATGAGGACAGGTCGATGTTCGCCATGTTGTCAGCGTAGAACCCAGACCACGTGAACGTTCCGAGCACCGCAGGTGGAGGGCCATCACTGAGGGAGAACGGTGAGTCGGCGGCGTAGTGGTTCACGTCCTCCGCGATGAGGACACGACCAGTCTCAGCGAAGTACTCGTCTGCGGTGGGGATGTGGAGCGGTTCATCTCCACGGATACCGCGCAGGTGTGGGAGCTCGTCGAGGTACCGGTTCTTCGTTCCGTCAACAGGCATTGAGGACCCCGTTGGTGAGGATCGCGTGGTACGTTTCTGGGTCTCCCATGCGGATGGAGGGCGAAACACTGAAGGTCGCCGGGTTACGAGGATCTCCGGTCCTCGTCCAAGGGCAAGCGTAGTGTCCGCGCTCCTTGGAATACCCAGGACCATCGATCACCCACGGCCCATCGGGCGTCACCACGGTGATGCACATGTTGTCGCCGTAGGTGTGGTAAAGAGGGACCATGTCTCCTTCCCTCAACCAACCAGCATCGTAGAGTGCGCCAGGTCCGAACATGGTCGGGTGGAGCATCCTCTCACCGGTATCGGGACGGACCCAACCATGGTCACACCGTTCCACCCAGAAGCACTTGATCATGCGAGCACCCGCGGGCGGATCAACGGGAGGTAGCCAACCCATTGCGTGCCGAGGCGGAAGACGATGAGCCATGTTCCCGCGGTGATCTTCGCAGTGGTGGCCAACGCCGGGGTTCTCACCGAGATGTCCTCATCACCGGCGCCTGCGAAGTCCGCGGTCCTGTACAGGCGGCAGGAGATCGCGGTCTTGTCTGCGGTGTCCGTCTTCACCCTCGCGGAGGCGAACGGTGAGGTAGAGATGCCACGACTCCAGTAGGTCCCGTCTGAGGACCTGAAGACGAGGACGATGTCTCCGACCACCACGTTGGCGTCGGACCCTACCAGTTGAACCGTGGCACCGTTCACCAGTAGCTGCGAGACAACCCCGTCTTCCTCGTCGGTCTGCTTCTCGAACAGGTCCGCGGTGAATGACCCGGTTCCTACCGCGGAGACCTGGGCGAAGAACGCGGCGGAACCTGAGGTCCCTGGCAGCGCGTAGAACGTACCATCCTGGGCCTTGTGGATCACCACCACGTCGCCGACCTCGACCGGGTGGGAGTCCGAGAGGTTCAGAACGGAGACCGACTGTTCGATGACGGTTCCAGTGGCAGCACCGGTCTTGTAGAGCTTCGCGTTGAAGATCCCGCTGATGGGGTCTGAGGAGACCGTCACCTCACCCACATGGGTCTCCAGCTCCTGGAGGCTGAAGTCCAGCGGTCCGACCTCAATCACCTCGGCGACGTCGTCGGCGTCGGTGATAGACAGGTCGGCGGGCCGAGTATCGCCGCTGTCGTCGAGGTACGCGAACTCGGACGGGTCGCATGATCCAGCCTCCACCGGCGTCCACAGCAGGGCTGCGATCTGACACTCGTCGCTGTCATGCTCGAGAGACTCGATCACAGCGTTCGTCACCAGTTCCTCGAGGATGGACTTCACGTCGTCGTACACCGTCTGATCGATCGCGTCGAGGTCCCCAACGACCCGGAGTTTCCGCCATACCCGTGACCACCGGTTGAACCAGAACTGCGCGGTCTTCTGTACCAGCCGCTTGTGCCGGTAGACGTAAATCTCCAGCTCCTTCTTCTTGCGACCATACGAGGTGACCGACGACTCGCTCTTGTAGTGCAACCGCTCTGGGTGGGCCTGTGATCCTCGCTTGTGCCAGATGACCCACAGATCGTTGACGAGCTCCGTGAGCTCGGTGCTCGTCAGCTGGAGGGTTCCCTCAAGAGCCGTGTCCACATCGTAGGTGAACGAGACGGACGTGGGTTCTGTCGACAGGTACTTGAGGAAGGCCGTGGAGCCGAGGACCACGAGACCACAACGACCCTGGAAGGCGATGTCGTTGGCTAGGACTAACGCGTCCTTGCGGTCCAACACCGCGAAGTTCATCGGGTACTTCTCGCACGTATCGAACACCGCGTCGAACGAGGCACTGTCCTCCGTGAGACCAGCCTCCGCGATGAGTTGGCCGATGATGTCGGCGATGTTGGGACCCCACTGCGACCTAGCCGTGACGTAGACCTCATCATCCCAACCAGAGCCGCGGCTGGAGAGGGGTTGCTCGAACGTCAACGTTGTGCAGGCGTGGTCGGCCAGGTTGTCGTTCAGCGTCACCGTGTAGAAGCTGGGAGGGACGACCACGAGCTTCCGCTGCTTCCCACCACGCTCGTCGAGCTTCACGTCACGCCAGGCGCGGACCTGAAGCACCGCCTCCACCGGGATGTCCGACACCACGTACTTCACATCCGTCACCAGGCGGACATCGGTACCCGCCGGCCACAGGGTATCGTTGACGTCGAGGACACCCCGGATGTCTGCCTTCGCACCGATATCGATGAACATCAAGCCACCGGGACCGAACCACGGGAGCTGCGCGCGGGTGGCGTTGCCCTTCTGCATCAGGACGTAGCCCTTGTTACCCACGAAGCTCGGCACGAGGAACTGACCGTAGAGGTGATCCGCGACGAAGCCGAAGGTGTTGACCGCGCCAGCGTCGATCTGATCTGGGGCGTCGATCAAGAGGAGCCAGTTACCAGCGAGAACCTTACCTTGGGCATCCCACGCGACGTACCGAGGATCTACCGCCCAGGAACCGTACCCAGCTGGGGCATCTTCCAACGCCGTGAGGACATCACGGCCCTCTGAGAAGATGATGCCCTTGCTGACGTTGCGAGACTGGATGTCGAAGCGAAGGACCGTGCTGGGGTCTGTGCTGACCTCAGTGAACTGCCCAGTCATCCGCTCGTTCCCTACCTCGATGGTGACCAACTCACCGAGCGGGAACTCGACGTTGTCCGCGACCTCCATCTCGAAGCTCTGGTGAAGCGCCTGGAGTTCCCGGGTCAGTGAGCCTTTCGGGGCATCCACCACGAGGACCGCGGGCACGTCAACCGGCGTCCCGTACAACCTGGGCCAGGTTTTGTTCCACGCGAACTCCTGGAGATCGGAGTCCTCCTCCGGCGCGAACGGGACCTCGGTATCGCTGTTGCTCTCGTAGAGTGCCACCACGTCGAAGGTGAGGGTCTTGTCCTCCTCCTGCCACACCAGCGGACTACCGACGCGGCCGATGAAGAGCTCGACGTAGTCGGTGATGATCCCATCGTAGATCATCAACACCCGTGCGTGACACCCTTCGAGGCGGGTGGTGCACATGAGGTTCCGCAGGTAGTCGTCCTCGTCAGAGAGCTTCACGCTGACAGAACCCACCGTCGAGCCGGTCTCGGAGGCCGACGCGTTCAGGCTCCCGATCTCCATGATCCGAGGATCGGTACCCGGAACGCTGTCATGCTCTGAGAACGTGAGCAACTCTCCATCACCCAGGTCGATCTCGACGAGGATGGAGGCCTCGTGTCCATCCACGGCACGGGCCTTGGCGAGGAGGCTAGCTGAGATGGTCCTCACTAGACCAGCCTCCCCTCGAAGTCCATCACGAACGTGCCGCCCTTCTCACGCGCATCCACGGTGAGGTCGATGTCGGAGTTGGTGATGTACCCATCCCACTTGCGGTTGAGCTCGTCGATGTAGTAGACCTTCCTCCCCTTGGTGGTGCGGAGGAAGTTGCCGACCTGATCGAGCTTCAGGAGCGTGAGGTCCTGGAAGGTGGCCGTGAGGGTCCGGTACGTCGGCGTCCGCTTGTGGACCCTGAGGTTCCCACCCCTGGTCCGGTTCACCTTCACCTGCAGACCCTGACGCTGCGTGTTGCCGTACTCTGGCCTCTTCAACTGAACGGCAAGCGTGAGCTCCGGCACCGGCCCAATCAGGTACACGTGGGAGACGGAGTCCTCGGCCGGGATCGGCTTCTCAGGCGTGAAGTTCGGCTCGCAGCCCTCGTCTGCCTTGTACCCGATGAGACCCTGGACGAACGTCAACATCGAGGAGAGGAGCTTGTTGAGACTGAAGTTCAGGGTCAGGGCGGATCCGAAGTTGATGTTCTGTGAGAAGCTCTGCTGCTTCACGATGTTCGCATCCGCGATCCCCGAGAACACCATCGACGTTTCGAGGGTTGCGGACTTCGTCAGGAAGAGACCCTGTACGAAGTTGATGGTCTGCGTGATGCTCTTGATCGGCGTCTTGATCCCAGCAAGGGTGTCGGTGAAGTGGATCGTCTGGGTAATGACCTCGGTCGCGGTCGAGCCACCCAGGTGATGGATGAACTCAATGGTATTCGACATCGACTTGTTGGCGGTGAAGTTCAGGCGGTGGGAGAAGATGATCGTGTTGGTGAGGCCGATGCTCCGCACACCCACCAGGGTTCCCACGAAGTCGATGGAGTTGGACATCACCCGCTGGAGCGTCGACAGGATGCTGCCGAAGTTGATCGTGTTCTCCATGAACGCCGCGGTACCCGCCAACGCATCTGAGGACTGGAAGTATTCCTCACTGCCTCGCATGGAACCAACGACGCCACGGGAGTAGGCGTAGGAGGAACCGAACCTCGGGCCATGCACCGTCTGCACCGTGTCACGAACGTTGGCGGTGATCTGGGAGTTCGACCAGGAGCTACCGTCAGTCGCCCGCAGCGCGCGGTTCACCCCGAGGCCGAGGCCCGCGGAAGCCCAGCAGATCACCGGTCGACGACCGTTCATGGAGAGGGAGGGGAAGTCCTGGTCACCGTCCGCAGTGGCATGCACGTCTTCCGCGCTCCAGACTCCTACCACCGAGCGTTGGTAGTAGCGGAGCTTCACGCGGCTCGTGTACGTGGTGTCCTTGATCCTCGCGATCAGATGAACCACGCCGAGATCATCGACCGCCATGGACAGGCCGGACTGGTAGTCCGAGAGATTGTTCCCCGAACCTCCGGTGACGATCGTCTGCTCGGTTCCCCACACGCCGCCGGAGTACTTGCGGTAGAAGAGCTTGTGACTCCCACCGGACCGGATAGAGTACGCGGCGTGGATGTCTCCGTTGACGTCGACGAATGCCGCGACTCGCCGGTACTTCTGAGGACCGGTACCTGAGCCATCACCGTTCTTCATCAACACCGACGTTGCCCACGTGGTGAGGTTGGTTGAGGTCTTGGAATACACGCGTCGGTCCGAGGTACTCGTGATGAAGCCGAACACCAGCATGTAGGTGGAGCCGGTGTAGAGGATCTGGAAGCTCTCGCTCTCCGCGATCGGCTCGTTGAGCTGCTTCTTCAGGACCCACGAGGTCCCGTTGTACTGGTAGATGTAGAAGTCATCGTTGCTGGGACGGGTGGCAACGAGGACCGGTTCATCACCGGCTCCCACACACATCGCCATTCCTGCGGGCGCCCACGTGGGTCCCACAGCGATCTCGGTCCAGACCAATCCACCATCAGTGGAACGCGCGGTCTTCAACTGGCCGCCCGAGTAGTAGCAGTGCCACATGACACCGGCCGCGGTCCGGATGATCTGTCGACCACCGCCTGGGATCCTGTTTACCGCGGCCGACGTCACTGACCGGATGATCCAACCCTGTGGCGCGAGGGACTGCGTAAAGTTGATCGTGGTTGTCATCACCCCGAACTTGTCGGGATCCGGAGGAGCCTCACCCCACCCGAACCCGTAGAGCCAACCGAGCCGCTTCTGCAGGGTGTCACGGCCAGCGTCGTTGAGGACCTCGTTGATGATGATCAAGGCGCAGAGCTTATGGGCGCTGTACTCCACCGCAAGACTGTTCCACGCGCGACCCATCACCGGTTGGACGTTGTTGTTTCCAGTGATGTTGAAGTTCGCGGCGATGGTGCAAGCCTGCTCCGCGTCGTCGTTGACCTTGCAATCCACGCTAGCGGCGGAGTTCACCTGATACGACTGGACCACATAGGCGTTGTCTGCCGGCGGTGACGCAGGCGTCGCGGCAGCGCCGTCTCGACCGTTACCCCACCCGGTCCGATAGAACGACATGAGGCGTCGGTTGTCGTTGCTCGCGGCGAGGGTATGGTCACCCTTTGCGATGATGGGACCGGTGCCTCCACCGGTGGTCTTGTAGACCGCGAACACCGTGCAGGCTCCAAGGTCAAACTGAGACTCCCCGAGAGCAGTTTGTGGAACTACAGTGGTGGTACCGTTGAAGACGGCGGCCGCGCGACTGTTGAGCGCGGCGTCCTCCTTCACAGGCACCGTGCCGCCTGACCACACTCCCATCTGACCGCTGATGTCGAAGACGTTGGTGATACCAGCGCCGTTCGCGATCCCGTCGTTGGACTCCTCGATGTCGAGCCACAGCTTGATGTTGTTGGGATTGCTGACGAACTCACGGAGGCCGAACTGCAGCGGCAGCCTCAGGGCCGAGAAGCTCCAGTGGGTTTTCAGCCAGTCATGGACCGTGTCCATGTCACCATCACTGAGCGCGTTCTCATACACCACCACCTGGGCGATGTCACCAGTCAGCTGCTCCGCGCCAGTATCCTGTGCGGGGCGACCAACCGAGAAGCCCTTGGTGTTCGTGTTCGCCGTGGTGTTCAGCGTGCTGCCAGCGTACGTCATGTCGACGCCGTTGATCCACTGCTTGTAGGTGGTTGTGTTCGTGACGCGGACTGCGACGATCACGAAACGCGTGGGACCGACACCGGCGCCCAAAACCGGGGCGACGTTAGCGTCGGCACCCGAGTAGTGGTGAAGCGCGTTGATCTGGAGCTTGCGACGATCCAAATCAGTGGGTGCACCACCGTAGTTGTTCTTGCCGCAGACCGATCCCGACTTGAGCTTCATCACCACGAAGATCGTGTAGGCCGCGAGGTTCAGGCCAGTGGTGCTATTGCAGATGCGGTGGGCGGTGCCATCGACCCGGATGATGGGGAGGCTACCGATGATGTTCGTCTTGTAGACGAAGCTTCCAGCCCCGTTTGCAGCGTGACGTGCGTTCCCTGACCCGTCATTCCAGGTGGCAATGTTGGTTCCATCGGCGACAGGCGTGATTGCCTGAGCGTCGAGGTCAATGCCAAGACCAGAAATGCCGAGATCAGAGATGGGCACGCTACACCTCGATACCGTGGGGCCTTGCGGCCCCACGGCGGAAGAGAGGAACGCCCGGCCGTGGCAGCCGAGCTAGACGACGAGGGTTAGCTCGCCGTCGTGTTGAGGGTGTAGGTGAGCTTCAGCGTGTCGCCGTTGCTGACCGTCTGGTTGCCGCCCGAGAAGGTCGCGGTCATGAACAGCGTGCCGGTGGTGCCGGACTTCGTGGACGAGGAGGTGAGGAACCCGCCCGCCACCGTGCCGGAACCGTTCATCGAGAAGTCCGACGTCACCGAGTTCGTCATCGAACCCGCGGCCGCCGCTCCCTCGTCCCACGCGACGCGGTTGGTCTGGGAGTACGTGGTGTACTCCGTCCAGCCCGCGTGCGAGCCCATCGTGTCGGCGGCCGCGAGCGTCGGGGCGCTCGAGCCGTTGATCAGGCCGAGGTACCACGTCGTCACCTGCGTGCCGGAGTTGAAGCCGGCGTCGAGGACGTAGTTGAGACCCACGGTGGTGATGCCGTTCAGGTCCATCACCCCGGTGGACTTCACCTGGCCGGCGACGTCGTACAGCGTGTACGAGATCCCACCACCGAGGGCGAGGATGGCCGCGATGCCCTGTCGGATCGCGAACCGCTTCATGATCCCGTAGGGCACGAAGTTCAACATGCCCCGGAGGAACGCGTGCGCCTGACGCGCCAGCCAGTTCCACCCGAGGATCAGCTTCGTTCCGAGCCAGCGGAACGCGCCGCTGGTCGCCTGCTGCTCGAGCTCCGCCCGCGTGATGAGCCTCTGGTCTTCCAGCAGCGAAAGGCGCGTCGCCTCGGTTGCGACGGACTCGTCGCCGAGTTCCTCCGCCGCCGACTTGACGAGCATGAGCTTGCTCTTGCGGATGCGCTCCTGTCGCGCCGCCATCCGGACCGCGAGGTCCTGGACGCGCCTCTCCTCTTGCGCCGGCGTCAGGCGAACGACCTGAGCGTCCAGCGTGACCATCTGGCTGCGAAGACGCAACCTTCCATCCTTCGCCGCGCGGGACTCGACTCGCCGTCGCTCCCGCTCGGCCTCTTCCTCGGGCGTCAGGTGACGGCCCATGGCAGCACCTCCTATTTGCCGAGCGACGGTGCTTCGCCGCGCTCGATATGCCTCTTGATGTCCTTGGCCAGCCGACGCGCGTCAGCTTTCTTTGGCCCGCCTTCACCACCACCGACCTCTACGTGAAGGGTATCGACGTTGGTGATCTTGCTTGTGTTGTTGGTTGTCATGGAACGACTCGGCTCCATGGGTACGAACCCCGTGGAACCGCGAAGGAGATCGATGAGTTGCAGACCCTGGAGCTTCATGATGAGCTCGTCGGGTACCGCGCCCATGACGTCCTTCAGTTCCTTCGCCTTCTCGATGACCTTGTCCATGGCCTGGAGCGCCGGGTTGGCGGTGAACTTTTCGAACCAGTTCGCCTCTCCGGTCAGCTTGAGGATCATCTCCTTGATCTTCATCAAGGCCTCGTCGGAGGGAGCGCTGCCGAGTTCCTTGATGGCGCGACCCACATCGACGACACCCTGCTCGAAGTTCTTGAGCTTCTCCTCGGCCTGCTTCGCGGCGGCCGTGAACTCCTGTTCCTTCTTGGTGGCATCCGCGAGCTTGGAGTTCAGGGACTCCTGCTCAGCGCCGAAGACCGCGTTCATCTCGCCCTGGAGTCTCTCCATGGCGCCGATGACCTTCTCACGGTTCCCCTTGGTGTTGCCACCAACGACTTCGAGCATGGACTCGTATGCGGCCATCGCGTCCTTGACGAGGTCCTCTGCGCGATCCTTGTCACCGGCCTTGAGTGCCTTGTTCGCGAGTTCCTCTAGCTTCTGGCCCTTCTGGAGACGGTTCTCCATCATCTGCTTGGGCGTGCGGTCCTGGTCCTTCAGCTTGTCGATGGACTCCTGGACTGAGTCGTTGAACTTATCGCGCTGATCCTTGAGCTTCTCCAGCTCCTTGATCGCATCTTCGGCCGCCCTGTGTTGCTCCTTGGCCCACTCGCGGTTCGCCGCGATCGCGCCCCTGATCGCGTCTCGGTTGTCCTTGATCCACTGCTGTAGACGCTCGTACCCCTCCATCACCTGACCCTTGAGGGTCTCGGAGTACCACTCCTTGATGAGCTGCGCCTGGTCGCGCTTCGCCTCCTCGATCTTCTTCCCGGCCTCTGCCGCCTCCTTACCCCAGGCCTTCTGCGCTCGCGCGGCTTGCTTGGAGTCGATCTCCATCTGCTCGATCACTACGCTGAGGTCTGCGACCTCTTGCGCGAGCCGGGCGACGGCGTCCAGGTTGGCGCCGATCATCTCAGCGTTGCCCTTGATGAACTGACCCGCACCCTTCCACCCAGCGATGATGTCGTCAACGTTGGTCTTCGCGTCTTCGGCCGTGGTCGCAAACCCCTTCTGGGTCGCCTCGGCCATCTGGTTCAGGGTGTTGATCTCATCATCGATTGCGGCCACACGCTCGAGCGAACCCTTCTTGACCGCCTCTGTTCGCTCCTCCTCGAGGCGCTTGATCTTCCCCTCGAGGACCGAGATCTGGACCGTCTGTCCAGCCATCCTGAGTGCGTTCCAGACGTTGTGGATGGCGTTGAAGATCGTGCGAACCGCGGCCAGGATCCCAGCCAGGACTCCGGAGGCCACGTGCCAGAGGAACTGGAAGACGCCGGCGAAGATCCGCACCGCCATCTCGAGTCGCTTGAAGCCCGACTCGATCTTCTTCTGCATGATCTCGATGCCGTTCATCCCGTTGGTCGCATCACCGAAGACACCGAGCAAGCTCCCACCCATGTCGATGGCAGAGATCTTCATCTGCGCCATCAGCCGTTCCCACTTGACCTGGGTGGTGTCCATCATCTCCTTGGTCTTCTGGTCCGCCATGCCCATGGAGTTGGACATCTCATCGAAGGTACTGGTCAGGGCGGCGAACTGGGAGTCAGTGAGATCACCCCACGCCGCCAATTCACGGAGGTCATCGGCCACCGTGTTGAGAAGTCCGGGATGCTTCTGGAGCTCCGCGCGGAAGTTGGCCACCGTCTTGATGAGGCCATTCGCCTTGAGCGCCGCGGGCGTGAGACCGAGCCCGAACTCCTGGATCGCTTTCCTCGCCTCCTTGCTGGGGTCCACGATGTTCTTGAAGAGGTTGCGGAGGAGGGTACCAGCCTGCTCCGTGGATCGCGTGCGAGAGAGGGCGGCGAACGCGGCCATCATCTCCTGGATGTTCACACCAGCGAGGCGAGCGGTGGGCGCGATCTTGCCGATTTCAGAGGCGAACTGCTCGACCTCCACGCGACCGCGATCGGTCATCACGAAGATCATGTCACGCAGGTGGGACATGTCGCCGATCGTCAGGTTGAACGCGTTGCGAAGCATGGCGAGCAGGTCGGTCGTCTTCTCCACAGAGGCGTTCGACATGGCCGCGAGCTTCGAGGCCTCCTTCATGAACTGCATCACTTCGCCAGGCGGGATATCTGAGGAGATCGCGATCCTCATTCCCTCAGCCGTGGCCAGCGGGCTGTTGCCGAACATCCGGCTCAGCTCCTTCGCCTGATCGCTGAGGGTCTTGAAGTCCGACTCGTTCTTCTTCACCAGCAGGTTCACGCGGGTCATGGCGTGCTCGAAGTCCATCGCCATCTTGAACACCGCACCAGCGGTGACGCCGGAGACCATGGCGACGAGGCCGGTGAAGGAGCTGGTCAGCAGGGCCATCTGGGAGTTCGCGTTCTGCAGACCTCGGACCACTCCTAGGATACCCTTGGTACCGAGCGCCGTCCCGCGTTCCAGCCGCTTTGCCCACCGATCGATGAGGTTTGTACCGTGCACCACTTCCCGGTTCATCGGTGAGATGACGCCCTGGCTGGCGAGCTCCCTCAAGCGGGTCCGACTGGGACCCTTCATATACATCTCGTTGAGGGACTTGAAGGTCCGCGTGCGGTGGAGCTTCTCCTCGGCCAGTTCCACCTTGCGGATCTGCGCGTGCTCCCGCTCGCGAGCGGCAACGGCGGCGCGTAGGCGACGGCTCATGTCAGCGTCGTTCTTGGCACGGGTCCTCTCCAGCTCCGTCTCTGCGCCCTTGACCTCCTTGACCTTGTCGCGGAGCTGCTCCATCGACATCTGGAGCCGTGCCATGTTGAGGGCCATCTTGCCCTCACCCATCTCGATGCTCGGCAGCTTGAAGTCCGTCATGCCAGCGCCGGTGGCCATCTTCTTCATGCGCTGCATGATGCGCGCGATCCGGATGTCCGCCGCGCTGTCGTACGCCATGGGATCCGTGGACATGAACGTGTCCGCAGACTTACGGCGAGAGATGGGCTTACCGCTGGGGTCTACGATCGCCTGACGCCAGGCTCCTGCCTTCATCTCGTTGAGGACCTTCTTCATCCTCTCGAGGGCGGCGACGTTGACGACGATCTTCTCGGTGTTCTGGTCCCACTTGACGCCCATCGAGTTGATGCTCTGCTCGAGCGTCATGTTGCCGGTCAAGATCGACTGGACCGTCGCATTCATCTGCTCGGCCGAGCCACCGATCCCGGACATCATCTGGGCGAGCGTCATCTCACCAGCATGCAGAGAGTGGAGGTCTGCCTCCACCGCCTTGCTCACACCTCCAATCGACGCGATGGCACCAGCAACGTTCATCGAACCAGAGGCAACCTGCTGGAACGTACCCTCGATCGTCGACAGGAAGGCGACGAACCTAGCGGCAGACTTCTGGGCAGCGTCAAGCCCAGCCTGCCAACCACTAGGGTCGATGTTCATCCCAGCATTGACATCGTCACTCATCGTCGAGACTTCCGGCCTTCTCCTCCATACGGAGGGTAGCGAATGCGATCAACAGTACCTGCTCGGCGTAGGTCAGGTCACGCCAGCACCGTCCGTAGAAGCTGCGCGGATCGACCGTCTCAACCGCGCGCAGCTCCCAGTACCGCGTGTCCCGCCCAGAGTTCTTGGGAATGGGCTTCGATTGCCCCACCCCGCCGAGCGTGATCAGGAACTTCGTGCCTTCTCGATGTCCTCCGACAGGTTCATGAGGTTGGTGATCTCACCCATCAAGCGACCGAGGTCACCCATGGTGAAGCCGAACTCGACGAGCTCCTTGAAGAACGCCGTGTAGAACTCCGGCGTGTCCTTCTCCGGTGCCGCCGGCTTCTCCACCTCGGGATCGTCGATGCCGTGGAAGAGGATGAAGGCCATGCGGCCCTGGAAGCTCTTCCTGTTGGCCTCACGCCACTCGGGTGTCTCGAGATCGGCCACCTGAGGCTTCTTCGTCTCGGGGTCGCGGAGCACCACGCCCCTGGCATCCATCGCCCAGCCCTGCGGCTTCGGCGGTTCCGGGAACAGGTCGAACATCTTGGTCTCGTTCCCGACCGGCAGTGCGCGAACGCGGATGGCGAGCTCTTCCATGCTCTCCACCCCGTTCTCCCCGGTGGTGGTGCGAGCGAGTCGCACCACCTTCCGGGGTACGTCGAACTTCGTCTTGCCACGGATCTTCACAGCTCTCCTCCTTGGGCCTTCGCCCGGCTGCGGCAGTTAGCCGCTGTTACACGCCTCGGACAGCGGTGGGCTCGAGCGCCAGGCACACGCCCGAGATCGGGAGCATGTCGGAGTCGTCGCCCTCTTCGAAGTTGACCTCGTCGGAGTGGAAGTCGGGGAACGTCAACCGCTCCGTCTGGTCCACACCCGCCGTCGGGCACGGGTTGGAGAGGTCGAAGCGGAGGTCCGTGCAGTACGGACCGCACAGCAGCGTCGACGTCCAGCTCGCAGCGTTGCCCCTCTGACGGAGGGCGTCGGGGACGGAGGGGATGGCCGCGTACGCGGTGAGCGTGCGGCCGGTCCACTCCTCGAACTTCGCCGTGAACGACACGGTCATGGGCTCCTCGTTGCCCTCGGCGAACGAGTCGACCCGGCCGCGGTTCATGATGACCTTCACCGGTCGCCGCACCGAGAACCTCAGGTTCCCCTCTTCGATGGGAACCACGAGGGTGTTGGGCGAGCCGGTCCCGTCCACGATCGTCAGTTGACCGTGGGTCAGGTTCCTGATCCTGTGCGCCATGCGCGTTTCTCCTTTAGGCGGCCTCGAGGGTCGCCTGGAACGTGACAACCACGGTGTGAGTGTTACCCTGCTCCACCGCGAAGTTGCCTTCTCCTTCGAACGTGATGTTGCGCCGCGGCAGGTAACGTTGCCGGGCCTCCTTGATGTTCAGGGTTGCGACGGTCGGCTCCGGAGCGACACCGATCGTTTTGATGGCGAGGTCCTTGTGCTCAAGGGTCTTCCGAACGAGGGCCGCCAACCGGTGGGCTGCCATGGTGTCCCGGTTCGCACTGTCTTCCTCGATCTTCGCATTGCAGGAGACTTGGAACATGATCCGACCGCCCCAGTCCTTCGCGCGACTACGGCGACGGACGTCACCCATGGGATAGAAGTCCACCCACGTGTCGAAGTCCGTCTTGGGTCGCATGCCGATCCCATTCATGTGAACGGGGTCGATGCCGGCCTTCAGGGTCTCCATGACACTCAGGTAGGCGTAGGTCTCCAGGTCGTCGATCACTTCTCACCTCGCCACTTGCGCTCGAGGGCTCTCACCTGAGAGGAGAGATCGTTGGGGTTGTCGAACCAATCAGCGTCAGGAACGGTGGGCTCGGTCTGGTTCGGGGTCTTTCGAACCCTCCCACCGAACACGTGCTCCACGGTCCTGGTTGGACGGGTACCCGAAACGCGGACCATCTCGTGGGTCTCCATCGAACCACCGACCTGGATCAGGACGTCCTGAGTCTCGTAGGTCGGTTCCGTGCCGCGAATGACGCGGGCCTCGAAGATGTGGCCAGGTTCCTTGAAGTCTGAGACCGTGTGCCAGTCCTTCGGATCGTCGATCCTCATCGCGAGGTAGACGTTGGCGTTCAGATCGGCCACGGGACGGTTGAGCGGGAGCCGCGCCTTCAACTCATTGAGGAGACGCTGCCAGGCGAGCTTGGGGATCTTCCGCTCAATCGTTGCCGGGTCATACGGGACACCAGCCGCGAGATCGATGTCGAACTTCATATTGCGCAG